TTAACTTGTCTGCTGCAGGTTTTCCTAGTAGTCCTGTTCTTTGTTGCTCTTCTAAAGCTTCCTGTATTAGTGCCTTACCTGTCACTATATCTGATTGCTCTTGAAAGAAAGCATCACTAGATTGAGTTGCAGCCGCCATATCTGTTGCATCTCTAGCTTCCCTAAGACCTGCATCTATAGTACCATCCGTAGGTGGAGTATCATATGTAACGGGTTCAGAGGCAGTAATACCAGAACCTTCTGGAGAGTATTCTGTACCTGCAGTATTTAAACCATTCATAGGATTATACTGAGATCCTTCCGTAGTAAACGTAGTGCCTGCATCTGTTACAACATCTTGATTAACAAGAGAGTCAAAAGGAGTACCCCCAAATGGATTAGGTGAAGTTACATCATATTGATTACCTTCATCTGTAATAGAAGTGTTAGTTAAATTTGCTGGAGTAGAAATAGCCGTAACTTGGTCTACTTTTTCTGCCACATCTGCTATCTTAGGAGTTATAACGCCCGTACTAATTACTTCCTCTGCATCTAGTGTAATTTGTTTTTCTACTTTTTCTTTGTCTACACCTGATGGAAGTCCAGAAATCAAAGCTCCAATAATACTAGGGCCAGAGGTATACAAATCTATAGCCCCAGAAACAAGCCCTGTGAAAAATTCACCTAGAGATACATTTTCTCCAAATACATTTGCTTGATTTACTTTCTTCTGCTCTGGAGTTCCGTTAAGCATAATATTTTTATACTCAATGTCAGCCTTTTTTGCTGCCTTATTAGCATTATCAACTTGAGATTGGGCCTTGCCATACATCTCAGCTTCCGTCCACCCTGCAAGTTTTAATGATTGTTTATCTATCCAACTAGGATCATTTACCCAACCATCAACAACAGCAAGGGCTTCTGGAGTCATACGGCTTTTTATTTTATCAATAGATGTTTGATAAGTATACGGATTGTCTTCTCCCCGTGGATCTACATTACCAGAATCTATTCCTGTAATCATTTCTTGAATGTCATTTCTGCGGTTTCTGACCATCTTATCATTTCTAATTTGATGATGTAGTTTAATGCTATCACTGTCTGTATCCGAAACAATACCCTGCCAAGGGTTATTAGGATCGTTCTTATTATCTCTCTTCCCCTGACCACCACCGCCACCTCCTGATGCAATAGGGGCTGCAGTTGGGGTAACGTCATCCGTAGATCCTACCATGTAGTATCCGTCAGGAACTGGAGTAACAGGCTTACCTCTAACATGAGGAACATCAATAATATCTCCAGCAGCATTAGTGTATTTAACATACTCTACTGTAGCCTCAGGTTCATTAAACTTCCTACCCGTGTATGTATCATAGGATGGAATGACAGATCCCCCCTCTGCAAAACGCTGTACTACATTTTCAAAGTCCCCATTATCCATACCATCAATGAGGGCATCCATCTCCCTGTCATCATCCATCATAGGATCTTCCATAGCAGGAGCAGGTTGTCCACCTACTTGCCCCTCAGCTTCCATATCCGCAAGGCCAGCCTTAGCTGCATTACGCATCTTCATAAGTTTATCTAAGCCAATGAAACGTACAACGTCAGCAGGTACAACAAATTCACCTTCACTAAGTTGTGCTGGCACATCGTCTCGCACCTCTTCGGCTAAAGAACCCACAGGAACTTCATTGCCTGATACAGGATCTACACTTGCACCATCATCTAAGAAACCGCCTTCTGCGTAACCACTGCGATACTTAATTCTCATTGTTAACTCTCTCTCGTAAATACTTTAAAGATCTTAAGGTTTGAATAGCACCTTGGGCTTGAAACAGTTCCGTACTGTTAGTAGTCTGTTCCATCTTTCGGTGCTGTTGCTCTATGAGGTAATCCATATACTCTATGTACGACCCCCAAGTTTCCTTGTTATTGCATAGGGGCTTCAGTAGGTGCAGGTTCATTGCCACTAAATCCTTGTTCTCCCGGAGTTGGTACTTGACCCATTCCTATGTTTCCGTTACCTGCTCCCGTAGGATCAGATGGTTGAGGTGCGCCCTCTGCAGGGCCAGCTTGTGCTTGTGCTTCCGCTTGTTGCTTCTGCATAATCATAGCTTGTGCTTGTGCTTCTTCAACATTGTTAGTCACCTTATCAGGATCTAGTTCCATTGACTTAGCAATCTCACGGATGATGTACTGTGACTTCATCCAAGGTGCCAAGGCAGGATTAGCACCGACCTGTAGGAATTGTAGTAGGCGTTGGCTACGTACTTCATTAGCCATGAGAGACTCTGTGCCACGGGCTTTGACCTCTAGGTCACCCATCATGCTTTCATCAAAGTTGAATTGCATGTTGAAGTGAAAGAAACTTTTACCCATTGGCCCTAACAAGTAATCATCAATGTTCTTGATAACAGTCTTGATACCACCAGCAGCAGCATTCATCAACATACTTATACCACTAGAGGTACGACCTACACCTGTAACACCTGTCTGACCATGTGAAAAAGAAGGTAAGCCTGTAGACTCGTCTGCAAGCTGTCGTGCCTTATCAAATAGCTGTAAGTTCTCGCCTGATACGTTAGGATACTTAGTACCAAACAGTGCTTGGCCGGGCGCACCGCCTTGCCTACGGAACACTTTTCCCGGATATAGCTGCATATCTTGGCCCGGAACTAGGTTTGTTTCATCTACTTCAAAGATTAAATTGCCTGACAATACAGCATTATCCACTGCCATACGCATGAAACCATTCATAAGAGTCTGTGTATCGTCCATGTTCTCTGCAAGGCCAATGCCAAAGATAGAGTATGGATTATGCTCATAGGGTACAGCGTAGTAAGGTAAGCGTACTGGCTTGAATGGATTAAGCACTGAACGAATCACACGATCATTACAGATCCAAATGTTAACTTGTAGTTCGTCAGCAGACTCTAACTCTTCTGGCACTTCAATTTCATGCTCTTCAATAGTCTTCATGTCCATAACGCCCCAGTACTCTAGTACCTCAAAGCGATCTACGCCTGAGTCTACTTGATAGTCCTGTAAGTCGTCTTCCCAATACTTCTTAACGTAGCCTTCACCTTGAGTGATAACAGATTCAATAACATCTTTACGGAAGAAAGGTCTACGTTTAAGTTCACGTATCTGACTACGATTCATCTTGTGGCGTTGAATAGAGTACTGACAATCACTGACACTAGCAGCATCAGGATCAGGATACCAGTCCCATACAGAGACATAAGATACCTTAGGTACAGTCTTAGTAACTGGAATGTAGTTACCTTCCTTGTCCCAGTTAGGATACTCTTTGTCTACAGCCATTGGGCCTTTCATAATACCCGTACCAAACAGTGGCATCTCAAATGCAGCAGAGCGTAGTTGCTTAGTTGCTTCTGATTCATCTAGCTGATCATGTATCTTCTTCTCCATGCGCTTTGCAGCAAGCATGGCAGGGTTATAGTTAACTGAGGTAGGAGATGAACCCATACCTTCTTTCATATCTTTACCCTCTAGCTTTTCTTCTAGTGGGCCTAGCATTAATGAGGATTCTGTAGAACCTGCAGGTAGTTCATTACCATCACCAGCAAAGCCATAAGGAGAAGACTCTTCCGCACCTTCCGCTGCAGGGTCATAGTGAACATCTCCTGAGATACCTTCTGGTAAAACAGTAGGGTCTACAGATAAAGGAAAGCGACCTGCACTAAATAGCACATCAGTAATCTGACCATATGCAGCTAGTACTTTAGTCTTAGTAACCTTAATGAATACACGGGACTTCTCAGCCTCAGTGAACTTAACTGCATCACTGTACACACCACGATAGTTTCTGTAGTTCTGTAGCCACTGTTGTTCATACTGCCTACGAGAAGTTTCTGCTTTTACAAAGCGTTCTTGTACTAGGGAAACTAAACTACTTACATACAGCTTTTCGTCTACTGCATCAGAGACATCATCTAAAGCTATGGATTCACTGCTTAGTTCTTGCATTGGTTCTGCCATTTGTTACTCACAAAATGTTAAGTTAATAGCCCATCACTGGGTCTGCTAAGTACTGACTGTTGGGTCTTGCTGTTGCAGGATCATAATCAAATATACCAAATCTAGGACGAGACATAATTCCGTACCTAAGTGCATCGTATAAGTGATCGTGTGCATAATTAGTATCTATATCTTCGGCATTCTTTTTATCTAAAGGTATAGTAGGTAGCTGAGATATAAGGTGATTACATGTATTGAATATAATCATACGAGGCTCTTGGGTGAACTCGTCTACCTGTAAGCGTCTGTGTAATTCATTCTTGCCTGATACTCTCGTACCCTTGGATCTATCTGATGGCCTCCACCTACAACCCTTCACAACCATACGTTCAGCTATACTAGGGCCAGTGTCACCACGTTTATGCCAGCAGGAAGAGTCTAGTACCCCATACTGTATAGGGCCGTCACCTTGCTCTGCTTCAAGTATCATATCAGCCAAGTCCTCAGCTAATACCTTTGATACATACATCTCTCTGTAAACAATTAACTGCTCGTTAGGTGCTACAGCACACCAAACAATTGCGGAGTAAGAGCCATAGCCATAGTCTCCACAACGGAATTTAGTCCAGTTACGGGGTATTTCAAACGATTCCACCACATGTATAGACCTATTAAACTCAGGGAAAGCTGCACCTTCTGCAATGTCCCAATCGCCCTCCAATAGTTGTCTACGCTGTTGCTCAGGTAATGATAATAAGTTTGCTTCATAGTCGCCTGTCTCAGTCAAGTAAGGATTATCGGATAGCTTTGCAGGAATAAACTTCCTACGGAATAGTGCTTGTCCTTCCTTGGAGTGACCTAGTGGATACACCATCGGGTGACCTGTCTCTGAATCAGTAGCATCAAAGGCTTCCCCATATGGAGCAGGGTCAATGAACATCTTCTTTACCCAAGCATGTCCACGACCTCCTGGGTTTGTAGATGCTCTCATGTAAATCGGAAGTTCGGGTGCAGTACTACGTAATCTTGATCGTAGGTAATCCCATGCG